GTGAAGAGCCGGAGGGTGATCCGGTACACGCCGCTGGAATCGCAGGCGTCGTTTCATGGCCTCAAGACCCGGTTCAAGGGATTTTCAGGGCCGGTGGGCTCGGGCAAGAGCAAGGCTCTCTGTTACGAGGCGATCCGGTTGAGTTACGAAAACCGGGGAGGACGTGGACTACTTGGTGCGCCGACTTACCGGATGCTGCTGGATGCGGCGGCGCCAGCGCTGTTGGAAACCCTGGAGCGACATAAGCTGCCTTTCCTTTATAAACGCGCGGAGCAGCAGATTGTGCTGCGCGATGTGGGGGCAACGATCTACTTGCGAGGGCTGGCGGAGAGTACGCCGCTGCGAGGGCTCAATTTGTGCTGGTTCGGCGTGGATGAGCTGACGTATGCGCACGAGGAGGCATGGCAACAATTGGAGGCGCGGCTGCGCGACCCCCAGGCGCGGGAGTACTGCGGATTCGGTGTGTGGACTCCCAAGGGACAGGATTGGGTGTACCGGAAGTTTGTGGACAGCCGGGACGCTGACTATGGCGTAGTGCTGGCGAAACCGTTTGAGAACCGGCACATACTTGAACGGAACCCAAGATACTATGACGTTCTGAAGAACTCATACACGGAACGTGACTATCAGCAGGAGGTGCTGGGGCAGTATACAGCCGTGGATTCGAACCTGGTGTATGCATCTTTTGACCGCGGTGAGAATATCGTGGATTGCGCGTATCAGCCGAAGGGGCCGTTGCTGTGGGCGTTCGACTTCAATGTTGATCCGATGTGTTCCGTAGTGGCGCAGAGAGTGGGCAAGGATGTACATGTAATCGATGAAATCGTGCTGCGGCGGTCCGGAACCGAGGAAATGTGTCTGGAGTTTACGAACCGGTATGGGCGGCACGAAGGGCCTCTGCGGGTATATGGCGACGCGAGCGGACATGCCCGAAGCACCAAGGGAGCGAGCGATTACGACCTGGTGCGCAGGTGTTTGGGACGCCATAGCGGTTTGCGGTATACGCTGATGGCGCCGCGGCGGAATCCAGCGGTACGAGATAGGGTGGCGCTGGTGAACGCCTTGATGAAGAACGCGGCCGGGGAGCGTAGGTTGAGAGTAGATGGACGCTGCCGGGAGTTGATTCTGGACTTTGTCCAGATGAGGTTCAAGGGGGGCTCATCGTTGCTTGACAAAGACAGTGATGGTGACAGGAGCCACTTATCGGACGCGTTAGGGTATCTGCTGTGGCAGGAGTTTGCGCAGTCGGGGACGGTAGGGGAGCGCGCGCAGCCACTGATTTGAGCCGGATGGGAAGAATACGCCAGGTGCGTATCGGGGTCGTAGTGTGCCCGTGGCGGGAAGAGCTGCGGCAGAAGGCATTGGAGAACCGAAGACGATGATACAGGAACGGCCGGACTACAGGGACAAACTTACTGTATGGCACACGGCGAGGTGCCTATATTACGGCGGCGAGTCGATGAAGAGGAATGCTGAGTTGTTCCTGGCGCGACGGCAGAAGGAACCGCTTGAGGTATACCGGGAGCGCATCGCGTCGGCGTACTACGAAAATTATATCGGCTCGATTATCGACTGGTATGTTTCGGCGGCATTCCGGCGGGAACCGGTGGTGTTCACGCATGAGGCGGGTGACCGGGCCAAGAGGATTGTGTCGCAGTTCCTGGACAACTGCGACCAGCGAGGCACATCGCTGACGGATTTTTTCCGGACTGTGGTAAGGGACGCGATGGTGTTTGGCGAGGCGCACCTGATTGTTGACTTTCCGGCTCCGGAAGATGCTGGCGGGGGACAGGCAAGGGGGAGAGGCGATCAAGCGTACCTAGTGAACTGTGCGCCCGAGCAGATTGTGGAATGGGGCGTGGATGAGTTGGGAGCGCCTGAGTACGCCAAGGTGGCTGTACGTACGGAAAACGCAGGCCGCGAGATGGGCGCTGGTGAGAGGGGTAACCGGTATTACGAGTACACGCGCGATGGGATGCGCGTTTTGGACGTGCGTACGGATGGCGGCGGGAATGCGCGGGCGGAAACCGTGCGGGAGGGGCCGCACTGTTTGAGCCACCAGGGCATGTTGCCGATTGTGAAACTCGAAACGCCGCCCGGGTTGTGGATGATGGAGCGCGCTGGAAACGTTCAGGTGGAGCACTTCAACAAGGCGAATGCGCTTTCGTGGGCTTTGAGCATGGGTCTGTATGCGACACCGGTTGTGTATTCGGACCGGGAGTGGAACCAGATTGCCGGCGAGAGTTACTTCATCCAACTTTCTCCGGAAGACAAGTTTGGCTGGACGGAACCGGAAGGAAAGGTTTATCAGATTGCATCTCAAAACCTGGAGAGGTTGAAGGCGGAGATCTTTCGTGTGTGCCACCTGTCGGGCCAGGGCGGTGTGAGCGGTAGCACAATTCAGCAGTCCGGTTTGAGCAAGCAGCGGGACTTTCAGGTGACGCAAGAGATGCTGCGGGCGCTGGGAGCGTGGGTGAAAAAGGGCATGAAGCGTGTGCTGGAGCAAGTCCTGCGGGCGTGGGATGAGTCGGCCGTGGTGATCGTGTCCGGGATGGACCAGTTCGACATAGGGGAATTTACTTCGGAGTTGAGCGACGCCGAGAGGCTGCTGTCTCTGCGGATTGGGTCACGGACGCTGGAGAAGCAGATTCACAAGAAGCTGGCCTTGCAGTTCTTGAGCGATATGAGGCAGGAGGTGAAGGACGCGATTGTGAAGGAGATCGAGAACTCATGAGAGGGCCGGAAGTGGACGCGCCACTGGTTGAGCCGCTGGGAGGACAAGAGGCTGTGCCGGAAGTGGAGCAGACGCCGCCCAGCAGGGTGGCAGACGAAGGCGAGGGCTCCGAGCTTTTGGAGGCGCGCCTGGAGAAGCGGATGAACGAGATGTTTGCCGTCCGGGTGGAAGCTGTAAGAGCCGAGCATGGCCGGGAGAGCGATGCTGCCCAGGCCCGGGTGCGGGAGTTACTGGCTGAGTTGGCTGCGAATAAGAATGAAATCGAGTCACTACGAGCGGACCGTTCGTACTTAGAGCGCGAGTTCTTCATCAAGAAGCGGGCGCAAGAGCTTGGCGTGGAGAATACCGATTTGATTCATCGCGCAGTCCGTGACGATTTAGTGGAGAGAACCAGAGGGAACTGGGTGGCTGTGGTGGATGGGCGGGACGTTCCGGCCACGCAGTATCTCGCGGAGTTTGTACGAAACAATCCGGAGTTGTTGCCGCCGAGGCGAACGCACGGTGGGGGAGTTCCGGTGATGAGGCCGGACAAGGTGGCGGGGGTGGATCTGGAAGAGATCCGGCCGGGGATGGACCCAGGCACGGTGAAACGGGTACGGGAAGCGATCGGCCGGGTGATCGGACAGAACCGGACAGGGTTGTAAGTCGAAGCTTCGTGTTGAGGAAGGGGGGAGGCGTGCGCCAAGGCTCCGGCACTCAACGAGACCAAGCGGAGCACAGGAATGTGCTCAGAAACTAACTGAGGAGAGGTGTAAGAATGCCAATGATTACTTCAGCAAACGTGGCGCAAGCTATCGTGAAGCTGGTAGCCGCGGATGCGTTGCCGTCCCTGATGGGAAACCTGGTGATGGGCAACCTGGTGAACCGCCAGTTTGAACCGTCGCTGGCGCAGGCGGGCGATACGGTGAATGTGCCGATTCCGCCGACGCTGGTGGCAAACAATATTTCCGAGGGCGGCAGCGTGACGACGCAGAACCCGAACCTGGGCAATGCATCGCTTGTGCTGAATACGCACGCCGAGGCGACGTTCCAGATTCCGGACGTGACCAAGGTGCTGGCAGTTCCTGATCTGTTGTCGCTGTACATGCAACCGGCGGTAGTGGCTCTGGCAGAGAAGATTGAGGGCGACCTGCTTGGGCTGTACGGGCAGTTCACCGCGAATGCGGCGCTGGGCTCGGGCGGTACGGCGTTGACCGAATCGGTGGTGGACCAGGCCGAAACAGTGCTCTTCAACGCCAAGGTTCCAGCCAGGCTGCCGCGGTACATGATTCTGGGCGGAGACGCGTACTCGCAGATTCGCCAAATATCGAGGTTCAGCGAGTACAGTTCCGCCGGTGAAGCTGGATTGCGCGCGTTGATCGACGGTGCGGTGGGCCGCATGAAGAACTTCTTTGTGTTTCGTTCGCAGTTCGTGCCCAAGACGGGGAGCACGCCTGTGACGTCGCACAACCTTGCCTTTGCGTCCGACGCGATTGGCTTGGTGATGCGACGGTTGCCCCAACCGCTGCCTGGTACTGGGGCCATTGCCGAATACGCGGAATTGGGCAATTTCGGCATGCGAGTGGTGATGAGTTACCAGCCGAACACATTATCGCAGCAGTTCACTGTGGACGTGCTGTATGGTGCCGGCGTGTTGCGTAACAACCATGCCGTCGTCGTGCGGAGCTAGTTGAATGGATGGGGGCGTGGTGAGAGCCGCGCCCCCAGTACGAGTGGAAAACGAATTCCGGCCATGAACATCCAAGATTACTACCAGAAGATTCGTATCGAGGAATCCGGTTTGGAAGGGCCCGATGTATGGGTGACGAGCCTTCCAACGAAGAACGGTGGCGTGGGGGACCGAGTCATGCGGACGCCTGTCCGGATCGCCGCCAGAATGATCGTCGAAGGCACGGCGAGGCGGGCGAGCGAGTGTGAGGCGCGGCGAGCGGAAGCCTGTGAGGCCAGGACGGCGCGGCGAGGCCAGATGGAGCTTCCGTCTGAGTACTTTGTGCCGGGCGCCACTGGCGGAGTGGAGTAAGTACCTGCCGCGTGGCGGCGAGACGTAAAGGCAAGGGGCGAATCACGATGGCGATATTGAGCGACGGAGAAGTTTCAACGGTAGACGAGATTCTGCGGGTTGACAGTGGCGTGCAGGAGGTGAGCCGCGCCGAGGGGATCAGCATTGAGACGAAGCTTGGGCTGGCTGACCGGGACTGCCGGCTGAAGCTTTCCGGGTTTGTATTCAACCAGGGCCTCGAGTCTCGGCTTGGTGTCGTGAATGGCGTGCCGAGATTGGACCGTGTGGTTGTGAGCGAGGGACTGAAGAAGTGGCACGGTCTGCATACGTTGGAGTTGATTTACTCGGACGCGCATCATCGAACGGCAAACGGGCGGTACGCGAGTAAATATCAGCACTTTACGGCACTGGCGCAAAGCGCCTGGGAAGAACTGCTGGACACTGGGGTGCCTTGCACGAACAACCCAGTGAGCCGCGGCGTAATTGCCGAGTTGGAAGTGATCGAGGGTGGCCCGGTGGCTGCCGGCTCGTATCAAGTGGCGGTCCGATGGGTGGATGCAGCGGGGCGCAGGGGGGAATTGAGTGAAGTGAAGACTGCGACGGCAGCCACTTCATCGATGATCCGGGTGCATCCAGGGCCAAATACGGGCGAGGTAACAGGATACGACGTGTACGTTGGCGAGGGCGGCGGAGTCCTGCGGCGCCAGAACGCGAGCGAGGTTGGAGCAACGACTCCATATGAGTTGGGCGCTCTTGCGCCAGGCGGCGAGCCGGCTAGCGCGTGGACCCAGAACGTTGACTTTGTGCTTCGCCGCAGCAAAGTATTTGGCCGGGGGTGAGTATGTTGCACATAGGAGACGAATGCGCAGCCGCCTTGGCCGAGTCGTTTGAATCGGTTGACGGATTGGCGGCAAGGTGGAACGAGCTGCTGAGTGAAGTGGACCGGGAGGCGCTGGCGCCAAGCGGAGTTACGGTAATTCGAGGGCAGGCTCCGCTGGAACTCCTTCTGAAGTCAACGCCGATGCTACTTCCCGTGTGCCAGGTGTACTGCCGGAAGGTGCAGAACGACTTAAGGGGTAAGTTCAACGCCGTGTCGGGACGGGCTGAACTAGTCGTCGAGTGCACCGTGAGCGGCGTGAGTGTAGATGAATTGACGAGACAGACGAGCGCGGCGATCACGGCGATTACCGCGATTCTAGCCGAGCAGAGAGGCGCCTGGCTAGTGGGAGCGTATTATGACGGGGCGTGGTCCGTGGATGTAAGTCCGGCCAGGCTTGGCGGAAAACAATTCTTGCAGAGTTGTCGAGTGGGGATCGCGCTTGACATCAGGAAGGCATGACCGGAAGCTATGAGCTGCATTATCTCTTCTTACAAGAACAGAACGTACGGGGTGCTGGAGACGACTCCGGGTCTGGCCGGCGATATAAGTACGGCGAAACGGATTCCGGTGAGCGGACTCAGTATCCGTGAAGAACGGATGGAAAGCCGGCGGCGGGACAAGGTGGGCGGCCGGAGCTTCGTAGGTACACCGGCAAATGGACGCGAGAGCAGCGAGGTTAGGCTGAAGGCTTATCTGACGGAATGGGATGTGGGGGACGCCAGCCCGTCGCACGATGCTCTGCTCCGGGCGGCGTTGGGGGGGAGTGTGTTGACGAGCGCCGGAGGCACGATTGCGAGTATCACAGGCGGGTTGACGGTGGCGACGGCCGCACCGCACGGCCTTACAGTGGGGCAAGGCGTGTGCGCGGGCGGTGAGATACGGTTCGTGGATGGAGTGCCCGGACCTTCGACGCTCGTAATTAACTTTCCGTTTGGACCGGGCGTGGTGGCGGGCGGCGCAATAACTCGTACGATCACATACACGCTGGGCGATGGGTTGAAGGCCCTGACGCTTGGTGACTACTGGGACCCAGTCGAGGCTATACAGCGGTGCGTTACGGGATTCGCCGTGAATGAATTGATGATCGGCGTGAATGGCGACTTTCACGAGATCGGCTACACCGGAGAAGCGCGCCGGTTGATCGACTCGTCGAGTTTTGCAGCCGGCATGGCTGGGCTGGCCGAGTTTCCACCGGAACCGGTGAGCCAGGCAAACCTGAGCGGTCTGGTACCCGGCAGCATCGGGCAAGCATGGATTGGGTTGACGACTAAGCAGAGTATGAATGTGTTGATGGGGAGTGTCAAGCTTACCAATCACCTCGACTACAGGCGGCGGGAGTTCGGAAATTCGGACGGTGGCTGCATAACTGGCGGAGTGCGCGATGTCCGGCTAGATCTGAGATTGAAGGCGAATGACTCGCAGGAGATGACGCAACTGCACGCAGCGAGCAGGAGCAGGGAACCGGTTCCGGTGATGTTCCAACTGGGGGCGGCAGTGGGACAGGTGGCAGCGGTATATCTGCCGCAGGTTGTGATGACGTCACCTTACCTTGATGACACAGGGGCGAGTCTTGAGTGGGAGATGCGAAATTCGCGTGCGCAGGGAGGTGGTGACGATGAACTCTACATCGCTTTCGGTTGATGGCGGGATGGAGATTACGGTCCGGTATGAATCGTCCGTGGCGGCGGGCGTCTGGTTCCGGGTAAGACGGATGACGCTGAGGCAACGGATCCAACTGTTGGAAGATTTGTATCCGCTATACACGGAAGCGGAGTTTCTTAAAAGTGGGGCTACAGAGGCAGAGCGGCTGATGGCTCAGGTAAAGACGCTTAAGCTGCAGGAGATTCTGTTGCGGTGGGGCGTTGAGTCGGTCGGCGGTCTGGTGGTGAACGGCCGCGAATTGGCGGCGCGAGAATTGAGTGAGAACGCGCCCGAGGAATTGGCAGCTGAAATGGTACAACGCGTTCAAGAGGCTGCGGGCCTCACCGAGAAACAAGAAAAAAACTAATACTCGCATTCCATTTTCTCTCCATGAAGGATCGTGTGTGGGAGTGCGAAGTGTGCCGTGCGCACGAGTGGGAGAGAGCACGGCGGTGTGGGTTCATCAGGAAGGAACTCCACACCATCAAACGCGCGGTATGGAGCCGGAACGGAGTGGAATCGGACGCCTGTCCGAGGACCACCATTACGGTTCAGAGTATTCAGTGGCTCCACATGTTCCGAGCATGGAAACTAAGTGGCAGCCATGTTCATGAGGACATGCCGGTAGCGGTGGTGGAAGCGTATGGAGTGTTAGCCGACCAGGAAAGGAAGCTAAAAGAGGATGGACACCGAGCAGTTTCTCGAACAACTACTGAGTGGTGACAAACAAGCGTGGCGGATAGAGAATGGCGCGGCCTTGAAGAAACTGCAAGCGATGGTGGGTGGCACGGATGAGTTAGTTCGGAACCTTGCGGGCGAGCAATCGCGGCCGGGGACGTTGCTTGACGATGATCAAACACCAGGGGCCAGCAATATCGGGGGGCTTGGCAGGCTGACAGGAGAAGCTCTGGGATCGGGCATTCGACTTCCCACGGTAGATCGACTGGCCTCGTTTTCTTCGTTCCCGGCTGAGAGTGGAACTGCCAGTGAATTGGCCAGTGCAGGCATGAGCGGCGGCCTCATTGGGCAGGCGCTTGGACGAATCTTCCAATTGTTTGGTGTTGGAAGCGAAGGACAGGATCAGGCTGAGTTGGAGAAGTACCACTGGAGCGCCGCGGTGAATCCAGTAGTGGCGATGTCGCGTTGGGGGACGCCGGCCGGTCAACTGGACTACAGCGCAGCAGGTTTGCCTCGAGGATACGCAGCAGAACCACCAGAGAAGCAACGGGTTGAGATACGCATTGAGGCGCTAGATGCCAGGTCCTTGTTAGACCGGAAGGAAGAGCTGGCTGAGGCGGTGAGGCAGGCGGTATTGAGCGCGGGTGGCTCTGTGGAACCGCTCTTGTAAGGCAGGGAGGGTGTTATGAGCGTGTGGCCTCTTTTGAGAAGCGGTGCGAAGGTACAGATGCCTGTTCGCCGCCGCACAGGGCGGAAGTACTCAGAGGTAGAGTTTTGGGGCGGCGGCAAACAATCCTACGAGAAGGAGCGAGAAGCGCCTCAGGAGTGGATTCTGCACTATAGGGGACTCCGTGAGGACGAACTGAGTGCTCTTCTTGCATTTTGTGACGAACAAGCACGTCAGGAGAGCTATTTCTCCTTTGAGGATCCGGTGAATGGCCAGGTCGTATCAGACTGCCGTGTGATTCCGGGAAGTGTCGAGGTAAGTCTAACTGATCGTACCGGAGGGGAAGCCATCGTTGGCATCCGGTCAGTGAAGGTGTAGAACATGCTATTGCCCCAACTTCAGTCGAGAGCGGTAGTGCAGCGCAGTGTGACGCGAAGAGCTCATGCTGCCAGAGTAGTAAATAGGCTCGAGGACGGCTCCCTTCTAATGAGCGGCATGTTGCGCTCGCTACGACATGAGTGGGACCTGGAATACGTTGGTCTCACAGACTCAGAGTTGTTCACCCTTGAGGACTTCGCGAACGCCGCGAGAGGCATGGAGGGTGGATTTACATTCATTGATCCTATGGCGAATATGCTTACCAAGTCAGAGGATCTCACGGGGCTGCCATGGATTCAAAGCGCGTACTGTGATGTCACAAGCGAAGGAGTTGGTGAGGAAGGGTATTCCGTACACGGTGTGGCTAGCCAATCAGCCGGTGTGGAGTCGGTTAGCCAGGACGTGAACGTGGCCGGGCAAGGGTGGATGTCCGGATCCTGCTGGGTGCGAGCTACCGAGGCGGTGACTGGCTCTCTAATTATGAACTCGGGCGCTGAAGAATGGCGGTCAGAATTTGTGGCGAAGCCAGAGTGGAATAGGCTGCGAGTGAGCGCCATGGTGTCCACGGGCAGTGGCCCATTGCGATTTTCGATAGAGGCTGCTCCCGGCGCGCGGTTCGATGTAATGGGTGTGCAACTTGAGCATCAAGCGTTTCCATCAGAGTACAAGCCGTCCAGGGGGGATGGAGGGATCCACCAAGGTGCACGGATTGTGGATGGTAGTTTCAGCGGGACACGACAGGCACCTGACTGGTGTGATTGCCACTTTCGCATTGAAGTGGACTAGCGGGACGTAGAGGAGGCAGTGTGCAGGAACTTTCAATAGTAAAGGAAAGCAGCCATCCTGGCACACCGCTTTTCCTCTTTGAATGCCGGATCAATAACAACCTAACATATCGTTGGGCAACACATGAAGTCACGGTGGATGGGGAGACGTATGAGGCGCGAGTGTTGGAGCACGGTGCAATTGAGTACCGAGCTGGTGCCGCAGAGGAGTCGGGTTTTGCGCAGCGTGTTACCGTGCGGCTTGCGAATGCCGACCATTCTTTGTCAGCACTGACCATACAGCAGCAATGGAAAGGGGCGGAAATTATCATCCGCTTTGTGGTGTTCGACCTGTCGGGAGGGGTGCCTGCGTGTCCCACGTCAGTAGTCATGAGGGGGACTGTGAACCCGCCGGACCTTTCTGACTGCGAGAGTGTGAAGATCTCCATCCTGAACCGGATGGGTAGTCTGCGGGCACACATTCCGTCGCGACGAATCCAACGCAGGTGTCCCTGGTTGTTTCCAAGAACGGCAGAGGAACGGCAACTTGCGGCAGGGAACAGTGCTGGCAGCCGCTACTCCCCGTTCTATTGGTGCGGGTATTCCGCCGATGTGCCATCAGGCGTTGGGAATCTCGCGGATGATGTGCCGTTCGAGACGTGTGGCTATTCAAAGACGGACTGTGTCGAAAGAGGAATGTTCGACCAGGACGAGGCTCAACGAGCAACCCGCCGGTTTGGCGGGTTTCAGTATGTTCCGACCGCTCAACTGGTGAGTGGCTTTGGGGAAACTCGGATGGAGGTATCGGCTGCTGAAGGTCCTGAGCGAACAATCGGCCGACTTGTTCCGATAGCTTATGGGACCGTGTGGACGGACGGAATCATCACAGCAGGGTGGTTTGACGGCAACTTGGGGCATTTAGAAGTGGTCCTGAGTGAAGGGCCAATTGCAGGTGTCGTAAAGGTTGTTGTGAACGACATTGAAGTTCCTGTTGGATCAGGACGAGTGAATGCAACGGCGACTGGATGGTACAACGTAGTTACAGTGGGGGGGCGTGAAGGGGCATTTAACGGAGACAGTGTGGCCGCTAGCGGGGAGTCCATGCGTGATCCTGGGGCTGGCGTTGCGGTGCTGTCTGTGGTATTGCCGCGTTCCATAGTGAGCCATATCAGCAAGGCGCGAGTGAAAGTTCTCCTTCAAGGACTCCTGCTTCCCATATACACAGAAGAAGGTGAAGAGGCTGGCGCTAGCTTCACGTCGAACTCGGCGTGGGTATTGTTGGACCTCCTCAGAAGAGCAGGTTACAAGGCCGAAGACGTGGATTTGGGGAGCTTTGCGAAGGCCGCCGCGGTGTGTGACGAACTGATGAGTGTGGGGGATGGCAATGGAGGTGAACGGCTGGTCCCGAAGAGTGCTTGCAATACTCTGCTGAGGATAAAGCGGCCCATCGGAGAAGTCATCCGCGGTGTTCAGCTAGGAAGCCGAATTGGGTTCAGGTTTCGACAAGACGGTCGAATGGGAGCGTATATTGAGGACTCCATTGGGCGGCAGCAGACAGAGAAACCGGCTGGATCGAACAGTACGGTCACGCTAAACGGGGGGTGGCCAAGCTATGAGTTTGGGGACGGCCAAGGCGGGGCAGGAGGGATAGTGCTGTCGGCTGTGAGAGGACCTGCACTTAGGCTTTATTCGCGAAGCTACTCCGAGACGGCAAACCGGGTTCAAGTGGAATTTGTGGATCCAGAAAATGACTATGCGACCGATACCTTGTCACTTGTTGATATAGACGATGTGGTTAAGGTGGGGCAAGAAATTGGTTACCAGGTGCCAGCTGTGGGTGTGACTGGATACGGGCAGGCCTACCGATTGTGCAAGAGCGTGTTGGATAAGAACGTGCGAGGTAACGTTTATGCGGAATTGGAAAGTGGACTAAAGGCGGCCCTAGTACAGCCTGGTGAGGTGATCACGCTGAACGTGCCGTCCGCTGGGCTTGTGCGGCAGCCATTCCGAGTGATGTCGGTGGCGCCGGGCAGGAATTGTGAGCGAGTCAAGATCTTGGCCCAAATCCACTCTGAAGATTGGTACGCCTACCCCAGTATCAAGAGTGAAAGAACGAAATGGGGCGCAGGAGCGGAGCAATCTGAACCGCGGCCGTTGCTCGGTGATGCGCCGGACGGCAACGGTGGATTGGTGCACTCGGTGACGGAGCAGATACTCGAAATGGCAGATGGCAGTCATCGGCTCCAGGTGCTGCTTGGGTACAAGGCGCCCGCACCGCCGGGATTGCCACTTGATCGTCGGCCGCTGGTGCCACCGACGGCGGGTATCGCGCTGGCAAATGGATCTTTCAGCGGGCCACAAGTTCTTTACTATGCCATAACGGAGAAGGACTTGCAGGGCCGGGAGTCATCGCTGTCGGCAAGCATTCGCGCAGTGATACCAGCAGGTACGAACTCGGCACAGGTCACCATTCAAGCGATTCGCATGTCTCCGCAGTCAGCGAGCATGAGCGTGTACCGTGGTAACGACCCATGGCAAATGCACAGGATTGCGGATGGTGTATCTGCTAGCGAGAGTTTCATTGACGTGGGGCTGCCGTATCTGCCAGACGGACCACCAGATCTTCATTTCGCGATGGCGGTGTCGGAATGGAGGATGGAGTATTTGCCACCAATGGCTATTAGCAGCGCTGAGAACGGTAGTGTGACGGTCGCCAGCGCCGTGTTGGAACCCGGTAGCCTCAACGGCAAGGTGGTTCGGATTCATTCCGGTCGAGGTCAAGGGCAAGAAAGAGCGATTTCAAGCAATACAGATACGACTATATCCATCACCTCGCACTGGGCCATAATTCCAGACGGCAGCAGTTCCGTATGTGTCGTAGAGAGCGGGTGGCAGCCAGGAGGGAGATCCGCTGGATCGCCATGCGTGTTGGACGTGCCAAACCTGACCGGCAGCACCATTCATTTGCGTGTGTATGGTGTAAACGCGAACGAGGAGCAATCGAGGAAAGATCTCGCACGGATAACGAGACACGTTCTTGATGGCGTGACAGGGAGTGATTGGGATGCCGACGTTCCACCAAAGCCAACATTTGGTCTGGCTGTAAAGGCAGGTGGGCTGGTGGAAGTGAGCGGCGTCTCGTTTGCCAGCTTGGAAAATACAGCAACTATTGCGGCGGGGACGCTGAACCTCCATTTTGCGAATGAGTTGGCGATGACACCAATTGCCACAACAGTCGCGCAGACATCGTCTGCAACCTCTGAAATCGTAGTGGATGTCCCGATATCGCTTCCCGATGGCGTGATTCTCGCTGTAGGGATGGAACTGATGAGATGTACAGTAAGTGTTGTGAATGACAGCGTGGTTGTTGTAGAACGAGGTGTGTTCGGCTCAGGCGTGGCAGAACACCCACCTGGTACGCCGATTCTTCCGCTGAAGCGGCGGACATCGACGATCCCTTTTCCCAAGCAGTTTTTTGGCAGCCTGGGAAGTGGTGACTTCGTGTTCACTGTGCCGATGGAGAGCACTCGACTCTTTGCTGCTGACTTGATGTTCACCAACGCAAGGGGAAACTCAGAGGTGGGCGCAGTGAACTTCACGGTTCTGCCTGACAGAGGCTTGCGGGTACTGCGGGGGGGACAAATTGTAATCCAGGCAGATGGTCATCTGGCGATCCAATCCAATATTGCACCGCCAATTATAGTTTCGGAAAGCCGTAGCATACGTGATGTTTTCGCCACTGTAGAGGAGGCGCCGGTGGGGGCGGCATTGGATCTCAGGGTGCGGCGAAACGCAACAGTGCTGTGCACACTGACAATCCCTGCCGGAGCAGTCATTTCGCAGGTAGTACCCGGTGCCAATCTAGGACCGCTGACAAGTATGGACAAAATTGCGGTGGACATCACCTCTGTTGGGGTTGGAGAGGGCAAGACATCCGGACGGAACCTCACTGTTACCATCCGCCTCTAGGAGAGTC